TAGTGGTTCTATGAATGAGCCGCCAAGAAAGTAAAGCATTGCTGTTTGTTGTGCCGTTCCTGAAGGATTAGCAAAGCGGTCAAGGCTTGTTATATCACCAACTATTTTAGAAAGTTTGTCCAGATCTTGGCTATATTGAGTAAGCCCCCTACCAAACAAAGCTTTTTTTGCTTCAGGTGCTAATGATTTCCAATTAGTCAAAAAGGTTCTTGCGCTAAATCCAGGTTCTGCACCTCCAACCCCTGGCTTTTCTAGTCCTAGCCTATGCATAACGGTTGATCTTACTGCTTCACGCTCATTAGGGTCTAAAGCTTTCATCACCTTGTTTATTCTTGTGCCGCCCTGCTTTGTGCGCTGTAAAATAGTGTCGTAAACAACTTCACTATCTTTTTTGACTATGTTTTCAAGATCATCAATTCTTTCTACGCCTCTTTTGTAAAAATTGTTGGCACGATTCCATGCTTGTGCTGCTTTAGGATTTGCTTGCAATGCAGCTTGTTCCATATCGTTGCTTATAGCTGTATATGCCTTTTTTAATACGGCTCTGTCTTCACTGCCCAATAGAGTAAAATCATTCAATTTCTTACCGACCAATGATCTATATTTTTTCAATGTGCCATAAGCCATATTACCATCGATTGAATCGTTTTTTATGTCTTCTAAAACTTTTATTCCTTCGTTTTTTTGTAGTCTAGCTGCAAGTCCAGGTGTTAAAGTAGCATCTGTTAATTCTTGATCTAATGCTTGCAAGCTGCTTGCAACATTAACAGATCTTTTTGGGGGCAAAAAGTTATCTAGTCTATTATATAATTTTTCTGACGTTTTTCTAAATCTATCAGCATATTTTGTAATTCCTTTTTTTACTAAAATTCCTGCTTCTTCTTTTGTAACCGCTTTTTTTGCGCCCAATTCATCAACAAAATTTGTAATGTCATTTAAAGTTTTTTCAGTATTTTTTTGGATAACACCAGCACCACCAGGAAATTTTGATAACGTTCTATCAAATAATTTAATAGCAGGTGAATCCGCTACCATAGCAAGTGATTGTTGAATGCCTGCGTCTAAAAACCTTTTTGAAGCTTCAGGATTTATTTTAACAATTTTTCCAGCAAGATTTCCAGCACGATTAAATATAGCTTTTGATACTGGTTTAACAGCCTTAACTGCTCCTGGTGTTGCAGCCCCAATAGTTCCACCAATTAAAGCTTGCTCGCCTCTTTCCGCAAGTGCTTCTTCAGGAGCTAGTTGTTGCTCTGTTGGTGCTAAACCTGAAGCAAGCCCACCACCCACGGCACCTGCAGCGGTTCTACCTAACAATGTTGCGCCTCCAGCTGGTAATGCTGCGACAAACGGCGCTGCCTCTCCAATAAATTCACCAACTTTTGCAGCCGTACTATCTCCAACTTGTGCTTCAAATTGCTGTCTGCCTCTTTTAACTGCTTCAGGTATTAATTCCCTAAATTGCTGCACACCTTCCGATTCTGGAAATAAAGCACCAGCCACATCCGCACCAGCTTGCAAAGCACCCGAAACCGCCCTTTTTCCCCCTTGTAACAAGCCTCTACCGAACGCCTCCCCCATTCCAGGCGCTTTAAAAGAAGGGGTAACAGTAGGTTTTTCTCTTTCAATTATGGCAGATAATTCTTCATCGGATAATTGGGTGATATCCCTCATAGGAGGGGTAACAGTAGGTTTTCCTCTGTTAATTATGGCAGATAATTCTTCATCGGATAATTGGGTAATATCCCTCATTGCAAACCTCTGCTTTTTCGTTTTGCTTCTTCCCTGCGTTTTTGTTCTGCTTCTGCTTCTTCCACTGTGTATTGAGGAAGTACAACTTGTTCTTCTCCAGTGTATTGAGGAAGTGCAAATAGTGGTTGCCCAACTTCTTCTTTTTGTGCTTGCTTAATCACAAAAGAGGCTTCTCTATTGTATGCAGTATCTAAACGTTTGCGGTCTTCTGCCAGTATTCTTTTTAATCTATTTAGGTTGCGCCTCAATTGTTTAGGGCTTTGTGAGTTTTCTATATTTGCTTTTGCTGCTTGTAACAATTCCAACTCCCTAACTGCTACCTGACCTAATGCACCACCTGTTGGTGAATTATCACGCATAACTTGTAATTCATTAAAACCAAGAAAAGCTAGTATACTGTCAATATCCTTTTTCAAGTTGAATGCTGGCGATCCTCGTTGACTAATTGCAGGCGTAAGGAAACCAGCCGTTAATATATTAACTCTTGGTAATATTTCATCGATTAATTGTAATGCGTTATCACTATTTGCCACCTTACTTTGATATGCAGCTTCTATTTTAGGAAATGCAGCAATTCTCTGTACTCGTATCTCTGCTTCTTTTTCTGCCTTTTTCGTTTCTGCTGCCCTAGCAGGTTCAAATTTTGTTTTAGCTTCTTGTTTTCCAGCCTCACGTGCTTGCGCTAATTGTTGCCTAACTGGTAAAGCTCCAGCTATTGGCATAATCTCACCTTCTTTAAAAGTAAGCCCTTGGCCTAGTCCAGATTTTGCAAGAGAAAGAGCAGTGACAAAGTCAATGGGTTCACCTTGCTCTGTGGATTCATTCATAATTCTACTAGCAATTCGTTCTAATGCACTTCCTTTAGCACTTGGTAACGACTGCTCACTCAATATATCAATCGCTTTAGGAGTTCCTAGCGAAGCTAATTGACGCATCATGCCTTGCTGGTATTGTTGTGGATCATATTCCGCACCACCAGGACGAAGAAAAGCAGGAGTTTGTTGGCCACCAAGAATGCGCCCTAATTCTTGTCTTTGTGCGCGTTCTGCTTCTAAAGCTTGTAATTGCCTTGCGCGTTCTGCTTCTAAAGCTTGTAATTGCCTTCCACGTTGCGCTGCTTGTTGCATTGGCTGTGTATCTCCACGAAAAGCACTACCTAGCAATGATAAACGTTCTGGAAACGATAAACTTTGAAATGGACTGCCTTGTGGCGCCTGGAAAAGACTTTTCATTATACACGCTCCATTGTTAAGCCTAGTTTGTTATAATCAACCGCTAGGAAGCCAAACAAAGACTTAATAGCTTCAGGTTTTACTTTAAGAATATCTTGCGCCATTACCCCACGGTATTTAATTGTAGGTGCAAACTTGTAAACAAAGTCATAAAGTTTGTAGCCGTTCTTTTTACCAACATAGACAATATCTTTTTTCAGGCGTTTATCCGATCCAAACAAAGCGGCGGCAGATGCGGCTATTTGTAAAGCTTGTCCCATTTGCTCCGCCTCAGTTGGGGGTGCTGCGGTTTCTGTGACTTTTTGAGTACCTCCACCAACTGGAATTCCTCTTAATAAATTTTGTAAAAATTCTGTTTGTCTTAATGGAGCTTGTATAGCTTGTTGTTGTATTCCACGCTGTGTTTCTGCTAGTGGGAATAGAGTAGCAGCGGTTTGACGCTGCCGTGCAATATCGCCAAGTGTTCTTTCAGCCGCCTGTTGAAAGCCAAGTGAGCGTAAACGTCCTGATACGTCACCAATTTGTTGCCCCATTCTACGCAATGCATCAGATTCCAATAACGCTTGTCTTTGACCGCCAAAAGCTCCGAATTGCCCTGCTCTTGCTCCAATGTCGCTTAACTCTCCAAGCGTTCCTTCTCTAATATCTCTAATAGCTCCTTGTACAACTTGCTCCTCAAAAGGATCCTGAAAGGTTCTGAGGCCTGTTTGAAATGTTTCTGGGGTTAGGGGTGCTAAACCACCTGCAAGCGTCTGTAAGGCCATTTGCTGTTGTTCTGTGAGTGGTGCAGGTGCAAATAGTTCTGGCCTGTCTAAAAACTCCGTACCTCTACCAACAGTAGTTTTAAAAGCCTCTTGTGCAAAACCTGGCAAAGTTTCAAACCCTGTGGGTGCTTCTTTAACCGTAGTAGCAGGTTTTGGCTTGCCACCTAAAAAACTACCTATTCCACCGCCCATATTATACCTCACACAACATATGTACTTGATTTCGTTCTAAAGTTATAAAGCCAGCGTTTTCCAATTTTTTTATAAATGGCTTTGACGCTATAGAGATATAAATTAAATCATATCCCAGCTCTTTTGCTTTTTCTTTGATGGTTTCTATAAGATATTCAAGACCGATCTTTCTTTTGTCTTTTGAGGCATCAGGATTGCAGACCATGAACTCGAACAAACATATAGTTGCATCTGTTCTATAGAGAAAGCCCGCACAAATTTGTTGACCTTCTACCTCCACCATAAATCCTGTCTTGCTGTAGTGTTGGGGTCTTGGTGAGCGAGACCCGTGTTTTAACCACCACGAACATAGTGTAGCATAATCCATCGACATATCAATAGGTCTTGCACTTACCATGTTGTATTTAACGTCCTCCGATCCCATAACAAAACGCCCCCTATTTCTAATAGTTTATACTCGTATAAATCATCGTTTAAAATGTCGCCTAAATTGTCGGTTGATAAAACATCATTGGGAGCCGTAGGCGCACTACGCTGTTTGAAACGCCCTCGACCAGCAACAAAACGATTATTAAGGTTTTCAAATTCCGACACATCCTCGTTTTCTCTGATTCGTGCAATTTCTTGTAACGCTGGAATGATATCACGATCAAATAAAACTTCTGGATATAGGGTGGTTGTCATCTTCTACCACTCTTTGACACTGTTTCTTTCCATATACCCGAACGCCAAAATTGACCTAAACTTGACCCTGTTAGGGTATATTGCACATAACGATTATCAAGACGATATGACACAACTTCCGTATCTGGTTCAACATCAAAGCTTCTACTTCCATAAATCTGTGTGCTTTGTGGGTATTTTTTGACATCAATCGTACAATTAATAGAACCATTTTGTAAGCTGTCTGGCTCTATTGTTAAGAAGTTTGCAGTGTCTAAACCAGTATCATAAAATGGTGTTTTGATATACCATGACAATGGCTCTCCATTTGCATCCGTTCCGTTTTCATGCTCGTAAACAACGCTATATGATTCATCTCTGAAAGCTTGTGTAACGTATGGGAATTCTTGTAATTGTGTAGGATATTCACCAGCCGATCTATCGAACGTGTCAAAAGTCCATGTAAAATCTTTTACATTTAGACGTACAACTCTATCACATTCAAAACTACCTGCACTTGGATAATGCCACCACACTTCGTTAAAGTCACGGTTATACCATGCGAATATTTTACTGGTCTGTGATGTTGTAATATTATCAAAAACATATTTTTTGATAGTTGTTTCGCTAGTTGTATTAGATGGGATAATTTCAACATTTCCTGAGCGGTAGTAGTAAAAATTGTCTGTACCCATCCAATAAGCAACACCGTTATGTTGCACACGTGCGTTTTTACTTATAATTCCCGATTTTTCATCAAGAAGCCGTGTTTCCCAAACAAAAGGACGGCCAATATATCGGTATGTGAAAACTTGCGAATTGGTAAAAAGTAAATTGATACGTTTTAAATTAATATGAGAAATGAAAGTTGATGCTTGCTCGATGTCGTCTTGTCCTGCTTGATTTGTAGCTAGTGGTGTCCATTCAGTCGGATTGCCTTGATCTGACCATTGAATACGATTACCTACGCCACTAGCACCCAATGTAACAACTATTTCATTACTTACAAAAACGTAATTAACTTCTGTAGGTGCATTTTGTAAAAGTATCGGGGCTTCTTCTGGGTTACTATCCCATATATACACACCTGTTTGCACTCCTGGATTCATAACAACAGAATTACCATATCGATCAAGTATCCATGATCTAGCGTCAATTTCTCCTTGTTCTGATATTTTAGACACACCGTATAAGCCTATTCCATATAAGCCAGCTCCATAACCTTGTGCTGCCGTTGCATCGCATAACCCTTCTGGTATTTGCCCTTGTACATTTGTTGCAGCTCCACCGCCATTGGTAACGCTACTAGTTGCGATTGTTGCAACAACAATATCATATGTATTTGTTGTTACATTCCTGATAATATGCTCTTTGTTTATGGCAACATCTGAAATCCCTGCAAAGCTAACAGCATCATTTATTTTAATACGTTCGCCATTAACAAAATCATGTACTGGTTGGTCAACAGTGATAATAGAAGTTGCTTGCGTTATAGTTGCACCGCCTCCACTGCCTGTTGAAGTTGCTGCCGTTGTTACTATAAATTCATAACTATTTGTATCTGCCGCAACAACACGATGGGTTGTGTTTAGCTCTGCCGCTGGTACGCCATTAAATCCAACTATTCCAGAAAGTTCGATAACATCACCAGCATGAATAATAGTTCCAGGGTCATTAACTGTAATGGTTGTTGATCCGCTTATTGTTATCAAAGCATTATTGACCAACAATCCATAATTACTATTTAGTGAATTTGGGATTGCTGTAGTTGCTGTATCAAGAGGGGTAATGTTTACAAGTTGTGAGGCAAACAAATAATAGAGATAAATATCACCACCTAAAATATAACGTACATTATTTTCTAAATTGTAACTGTAAACCGTACGAATACAGCCGTTTATTGGATCATCATTATCAATTAAAACTTGAACATAACCACCAATTTTTTCAGGAAAGCCATCTCTAAAGCGTATTTTATCAGCATCAACAAAGTGTGTGGTTGACGTTGTTGTAGAGTCAGTCGAAGGTTGTAAACCAGGGGTGGCTGTAATGTTTCTTTTTATAATTGCCATTCAAGGTTTTTCCCTTTTTATTGCCATGTAGCATCGTTTGTGAGATCAAGTTTATCTAATTCTTCTTGTGATAATGTATCGATAGAATTGGAAATGTCCGTTGCTTTGTTTTTAATGTTTCCTTTGCTGTCACGTGTAGCAAATAAAGCATTGATGATATTGTTTGGTTTTATATTTGCCTGATCGATAATTTCCTCAATAACCGCAACAATTTCTTGCATGTATTCGTCACGATCCTTTGCAGATTCGATGCGTTTTTTTTTCTCGTTCTCTACTTCTTGTTTTTTACGTGTGCGTGTGTTTTTCAGCAATTCTATAGGAGCGTTATTTTTTGCCTCCTCAATAGCTTTTAACTCCTCATTAGATAACAAGTAAGCAACACCGTTTTTATAAGATGTTGGCGTATCTAGTGGTACTTCTACTTTTTTGCCGTTTTTATCAATTGCTTGTTTCATTTATTTATCTCCTAATTGGGGAAGCCGTACATTATGATTGAGCCTGTCGCAGTGTTTGAAGTAAAGTTGCTATCAAAACCAAACCTTATAGCGGTGACTCGTTGTCCTAAAACTCTAGCAGCCGCATCGTCAACTGCTTGAATACTATTAATAGGACTTCCAGGGTTATTAGTAAAACCTTTGTTTACTAGAACAGACTGTTCAAATAAACGAGGTTGTAATAAACGAGAAATAACAGACCAATAGGTTGTTGCAGTGACACTGCCATTCAGCGCCTCACCAATCCACCCATAAGTTTGACCAGTTCCAGGTTTATTAGTGTTGCCATAATTATTAGCACTACTATCATAGGTAATACCACCATCGGTGCTGGTACGAAAATAAAGTCCTCGTTGTGCACTATTCAAATTTACATTTATTGAAAAAAGAAAATCTCTGTATGTTAGACCAAAAACTTCTAAGCCAGTAAAATCAACATTTGTAGCATTTGTAAAATTTTGTGCAATTAACGCTTCTGGCTGTGGTGGTAAGTTTGTTAATTGACTACCGTCAACCGCTGGCAATCTGCCTGAGCCATCAAGGGCAACAATGTCATTTGGGTCAGTGCCTACATCGGCTGTAGAAAGATAATCAAGTATAATAGCAGAGTTCCAGTTGGTAAAACCATCAGCAATAATATTGATTAACTCATATTGTCTATCTAGCGTTCTAACACTTTGTCCGTCAATTGTTTCCGCACCATCAGCATTGATGTTAACTACGTTAGCACTAGCATCAATCTTTTTAACGATAATCTCAAAACCATTTCCAGCATTGCTTGAAGTGTTCAGATTAATGTTAACATCACCGCCACTAGCATCAACCAAAAGAATTTTGTTCTGGTCACTTCCATCAACTGTATAAGGTGAAGCAGCAAAATCAATATCAACACTAGGGGTTAACAATGTGCTTTGATTGCTTGTTAGCGAATTATAACCAGCCGTTCCATCAGAAACCAACATGTTAACGTTAAATGGACGGCCTAAAACAGACGATGCAACGCCATCAATATTACCAACAATTGTTACCGTGTTTTCTGTGCTATCTACTTTTTTTACAGATACCTTAAAACCATCGCCAGCACTCACAGGATCAAGTAGATTAACGGTAACATTTCCACCGCTAGCATCCACCAATATTACTTTATTTTGATCTGTTGCCTGTACGTTATAGGGTGAATCACCAACATTAATTTGATTTGATAATTCATTCGTTGCAGTCAGTAAAAAATCATCAGTGCTTGACCAGTTGCTATTAAGCTGGTCACCCCATTGATTTGCATCAACCAAGCTATTTACTAAAGGTAATTTAAAATTATAATTTGTTGTTAAGTTTGGCATGTTTTACCTTTTCTTTTTTGCTGTTTTTGCTGCCTGTTTAAACGCCTTTGCTGTTGGTGCGCCCTTTGATCCAACTTTTCTCATTTTCTCATTAGAGCCGCCTTTTATTCGCTTTCTTTTAGCGTGTATGTTCGCATATAAACCTTTTTTTGTCATGACGTTCTCTTTGATTTAGAGCCTGAACATTTCCATCTTTTACGAGATAAGTTGTTCGGACTATTAGGGTCATTTGCTTTTTTAGCAGATTTACCGCCCTTAGATAACATATCACGCTTTATTCCTAACGATCTTGCACAATAAGAATCACCTTTTTTTGTGCCTGGCTTTACACTTGCACCTTTTTGTCCGTATGAAACTTTTTTGCCTGAGCTAGTAACCTTTACTCTTGCTTTTCCTTTTCTTGGTGCTGCCATTTTTTTCCTTTTTAGCTGCTGTTGATAATGCAATTGCGACCGCTTGTTTTTGTGGTTTACCCGCCTTCATTTCTTTGCGGATATTTTCCGATATTACTTTTTTAGACTTACCTTTTTTCAATGGCATAATTTACCTATGCTGTTTCTGGAATTGGTATTGGGGCTTTATGCGTTAAATACGCATCATTAAGTGCTGCAAACTGTGTTTCTGTTAACTTTTCCTGATAATATACTTTCATAACTTGACCAGCTATCATTGAAGAAAACCACATGGTTTTAAATTCTGAATATGTTTTTAAATATAACGGCCATACCATGTCACGCTCGTCTGGTTGTCCAGGGTTGTATTTTTCAACGTAAGTCATGCCAGGGGGAGTGATATTATAAAATACTTGTTCACTACCACCACGATAAGAATCACCTTCATAAACATGAAGCGTCATTGATCCGATTTGTAATGTGCTATATGTAAAATTTGCCATTATGACCTTGTATATTCACCTGTTACCGCAATATAGTTTAAAGTTCCACCAATGCCATTATGATCCAACTCAATACCAATTCTTGAACCTGGCACTTGCGCTGCTGGTGGCAAAAGCGCAAACAATAGCGTTAAATCTATTTCATAACCTGTATTAGCTGTAAAACTGTATGTCGTAGTCGTATCCGCTACGCTATTTAGAGTGTATAATTGACCGCTAAGGTGGCTATTAATAGTCACATCAATATCAACAGCAACGCCTGTAAAAGCAGGTATAATAATCAATTGTAATGTATTGATTGAGGCAAAATCACTAGGCAAAACAAAAGACGTGTTAAAACTACCATTGCTCGCAACGGCGGACGATCCATAAGGTGCTATACTGTTGTTAAAATCTGTAATATTATAAGACAAAACCCCTGTTGATGGTGGAGTTGCTCCTGGACTTATACCGTCTAATTTTGTTTTGTCGCCTGGCAATAATAAGCTTGCATCTGTAGTACTTCCTGCTGGTATTGTTGCATTCGTTCCTACGTCACTTGTAACAGTGCCGTCTGTTGGTGATGCTGTATAACCAAGGTTAGCGGCATCAATAGCACCTGCTGGGATTGCATCTAATTTTGTTTTATCACTAGGTAAAAGCAAACTAGCATCAATGGTACTTCCTGCTGGTATTGTTGCATTCGTTCCTACGTCACTTGTAACAGTGCCGTCTGTTGGTGATGCTGTATAGCCAAGGTTAGCGGCATTAATAGCGTTTGCTGGGATACCATCTAGCTTAGTCTTATCGCCTGGCAATAATAAACTTGCATCTGTAGTACTTCCTGCTGGTATTGTTGCATCGGTTCCAGTGTCACTTGTTACCGTTCCATCTGTAGGGGTAGCTGTATAACCTAAATTAGTTCCACCACCACCACCGTTATCAAAAAAGGGCTTAGCATCTGTGGCCGTTACTTTTTTTAATATGCCATTTGTTTCAATTAGAAAATTATCCTCACCAACCAAACTAGATAATGGGTTTAATCGTCTTACATGATTTGGAATAGGAATTTCTGTCATTTTCAGTAATTTTTTAATAATAATAAAAATAATTGTTACGATCACCATCAACGATATTTTCCGTTGTTAAATATCCCGTGGTAGATCTGTTTACGGTCTCACGTTTTATCTTTTTATATTCGTCTGCAACACGCACATCATATATAGCTGCACGTTGGTTATCATCTCTATAATCTCTTAATAAATCAGCTATCGTTTTATATTCTATTAGCCGTGAAGCGTTTTCCGTAAAATCATTGCTATCATTATCATTTTCAAGCGGCGCGTATTTTTTGCGATAATATAATTTAACTTCGTATTCTTTATCTGGTGTATAGAATAATTCAAAACGACCATTGCGATAAGTATAGTAACGAGGCAAACCAGTAGCATTTTGTAAAAATGCAGATTCATATTGTAATGGTGTAAGTTTTTTTAATGGATAAGGCACTTGTGATTCAATAACAGTTAAGCCGTTTGGCATGATTTCCTGTCTAAAATCAAGTGGTATCCCTTGTAATATTGGGTCATCTTGTATTGTAACAAGTGTCACTATGTTTTCTGAAAACCAAAATTCATCAACGCCATAATATTCAATGGTTGAATTTATTTGGTCGTCAATCTGGGCTGCGGAGGGGTCAATAAGATTGCCATCCGCAAGTTTATTAGCAATCAAATTACGCAGCCCAGATAACGTCGTCATATTACCCCTGATACGAAATAGTTCCGTTGAAAGTAATATTTCCGTCTGTTGCTGTAGTGCCACCCGAAATGATAGCAGCTACAAAACCGTTCGCTTGTGCAACAAACGTTGCACCAGTAGCAATACTAGGTCGTAAAACAGCTCCAGCTTGATACGTTGTATCAGCTTGTGCAAAAATGCCTGGCTCATCTGGAAAATTGAAGTCATCATCATAAATAACTCCCCAATCAAGAAAACCTGCACCTCCTAAAGCATCACAAGCAATGGCACTGCCATAATCAACAATTGCGCCTTTGTTAAAAGGTACTAAGCCAATAATGCCGTCTGAACCTGAAGGGATAAAAGCAGTTCTAACTACTGAGCGTGGCCCGATTCCTTGTGAACCTGGTACGTTTAGATAGCTATTTTCGCCTTCACCGTTTGCGTAGATATTTGGTGTAGTCATGTTTTTATCTCCTTATGAAGTATGCGCTGCGGCATAAGTTGAAATAACGGAAGAACCATAATCTTCACTATCAAATTGCATCTTTTTCACACCGTAAATCATGCGTGCTTCAATACCTTTGATGTAATTATAGTCTGAAAGTTCTGTCTCGAAAATCATCGGAACATTGCCACGATCATCTGCTTTACCGTCTTTAAGGTCGCCACCGAATTTAGAAGCGAATGCCAAGGCGTTTTTACCACAAAGAACCGCACGTTTCACAGTTGGAATAGCAGCATTGGTAATGCTGTCTACACCTGTTGCAACACGTGAACAAGGAATGATGTTAACATTAGCATATTTTCCAATTGGCTTAGTACCGTACTCGCTACCAGTCATAATTGGATTGTCTGCAATCATGCCACCAGCAAGGCCACTTAAATAGTTACCATACCATGTAATTTTACCAGACGTATCACGTTTTAAATCTGTTTCTTGTTCATAAGAAATATATAGATCAAACTCATCATCAATTGATCCCGCATACGGATATGTACGCAATAATTGCTCCAAAGCAGCATCAACTAAATCAAGTGTGAATGTATCAGCCGAAGTTAAAGCTTCGTCTGTAGGTGCGCCACCAGCACGGATTATGCGATTAGCGGTTGGTGCATTGACAGCGTTTAAACCCTGTACATATTGCTTATCCGATCCTGTATAAACAGTTCCATCGGTAATAATTGTAGTTGAGTCAACACCAGCCAACTGATTGAAAACAGATGCATCAAGACGCGAAGCATGGAAAGAAGGTAATAACTCCCTTGCACGATCTTCAAAGTTAATCATTGAACGCACACCTTCAATTGTAGTACCGTCATTTGGTGAGCTAACAGCGTGACGGAATACATTGAATTTCATTGTGAAAGCTTGATTATCAAGTGCTTCCTCATTGCCTTGTTGCGTGCCACCTTCACCAGTACCAACACCAGTTAAAATGCCAGTGAAATTGAAAGTAACTTCATCACCAGCCATAGCGCGAGAAAGTTCATCTGCTTTTCTAATAGTTCCACGTTGAGCCATACGACCAAACGCAGTGTTTTTGTACATATCGACAAAACCAAGTTTTGCCCATAGTTTGACCGTCAACGCATTGTCGGTCGTCATTTGAGTAGTAGCCATTACAAGCTGCTCCTATAAAAAAATTAACAAAAATTTGATTGTTAATTATCCAAGTTACAGCCCGATTACAGCCCGGCGACGGCGAAGGATAATATGATAAGACACAAAGCTAATTACAGCCTAGCAAAGCGAGAACGATATGCGTCTTGTCTTAAAATATTCTCATAACAAGGGGGTTATGTCAAGTTAACCTATCCTTATTTTTTTTACATAATCATCAATTGCAGCTCTGTTTTTTTCTAGCTCTTTGAATGACATGTTTAAAATTTGTTCTGGAGTTGGCTTGCCATCTTGAGAACCTGCACTTGATCCACCGATAATAGAATCATGCTTGCGTTGATTTCTATTAATGGCTGCAATGTTTGGTTTTTGCTCTATAGGTTTTTTTTCAGCTTTTACATTTTCGCCACGATAACCATTTTCAAAAGCTAAAAACTCTATATATTTTAAAGGGTCTTGACCTGCTCGTGCTGCACTTCCCACCACAAGATATTCTTGTTCTTTTATATGTTGCGTTATTTGCATATCGGTAGCATGTGGATATTGTTTTTTTATTTTTTGGATTTCTTGGTTTACTAGATATTTTTTAGCGTTTTCGTAATCTGGATTTGACAAGCTATATTCACGTTCCATTGCATCCCATTGACGTTCTGCTTTGAGGCGCGCGGCTTGGTCTTCATATTCTTTCTGCTTTGCTTGTAATTGCTTAATTTGATATTGTGTGTATCCGTCTGGGTCAATATCTGGGTCAGGTATTTCTTCTTGTGGCTCTGTTTGTTGTGTTGTTTGCGCTATTTGATTTGCCTCTTGCATACCTTCTAATCTGGCAATGCGTTCTCTTAGTTCCTGCGCTTCACTTTCCGCCCTTTTTCTTTCTTCTTTTTCACGCTTTAATTTATGGCGCAATCCTGCTGGTGTTTTTGGTTCTTCTTCTGTTTCTTCTTCTTGCCGTTCTTGCTCTTGCTCTCCTTCTAATTGCTCTTGCTCTACTACTTCTTGTTGGTTCTCCACCTCCCCAGATGGTTCCCCTTGCTCATCGTCTGTTAAATTTAGTTCTTGTTGTGATTCTTGCAACAAATCTTCTGTTGGTGTTGTTTCTTGTTCTTGCCCTTGCTGTAGTTTTTTTAACTCCTCAAGTGCTTCCTTTTCTGTTTCGTGAATACTCATCGTTTTTAGTCTCCTTAATTTTAAAAGGGGGTGAATACTTTTCGTTTAAAACCTTTTCTACTAGATTGTTAAATTCTGTTTTCAGTTGGTCAACTGATTTTTCCATTTCTTTTATTTTTATTCGCATTTTTGCAATATTGGTCATATCACAAGATCAACTCCTGTTACGCCTCTTTGTTGTATTACAGCGTTTTCAATGTCTTTTTGTTCCGCCTCTGATAATGTTTTAAGCGTGTTGGCTCTTGTGTTGTCCGCTTCACTTTCTGTTTTATCAATTTCAACAATAGTTTTTTGCGCTTTTGCCTCGTTATAAAGTGCCGCGCTTTTCTCTTTTGCAATATTTGCGAGAGCCGCTTCTTGTATAATCTGATTGCTTCTTTGTTCTTCCGCTATTTGTTCAGGTGTTGCGCCTTTAGGGGTCATAGCCTCAATCAATTTAATTTTATCTTCTTGCTTGATATTGAAATAAGGCACAATAAACGGATAAATATTTTGTCCAAGCTGTGCAACTTCACGTGCCATTGTTATCATGGTTTCTAGTGTTTGTTGTTTTTGTGTTGGTGTGCTTGGCGCTTCCTGAATATCAACGTCATATTCTTCGGCAAGTTTTTGTGATGAAATTTCATCGTAGTTAATTGCTCCATCCCGACCAATAATTTTGAACAATCTACCTTGTGAGTTTTCAGCTATAGCACGTATAAGCGTTATCATGTAGCGTGCATGTTCTTTTTGATATAGTGCAATACTATCAAAATAGGTTGCTAATGTACTCACTGTTTGATTGATTCTTTGCGCTTCTAACAATCCACTAACTTGTGAGGCTTGCGAATTTCCTAAAAACTCTTTGCTAATTCCGGTTACTTCACCAAGTGAATCATTTGACGCATTGTAAATATTTTCGTAACCGCTTGGCAATGATGCAACGGCTTTAGGCTGTATTCTACCGCCCGATACCGCCCCATCTGCCACCCTGACAGCCGCTTTTGTGGTTGCCCATTGTTGCTCGAACCTTACTGGATCTTCAACGGCACTTTCTTCATAAATTACACCGCCTTTAGAATTGGAGGCGATGACGTAAAGCATTTCTGTTAATGATTTATTGGCGTATTTTGCTGGCTCTTTCAAAGCTGCAACCATTCCGAACCATTGATTACGTTCATAGTCATAATCTGCGGTTTTAAACTTGATTGTAAAACCTTGTTGTTCTGGGCTTTTAAATTTGTTGAGTACGGTTTCACCTGTAATAATAGCAGTATAATAAACACGCTTTTTATGTATTTGATACTCGATATCATCAATGCCAAACGCATCAAAAGCAGCGTTTAAATCTCGTTTTATTTGTGGTGTCATTACGAGATATTTCGCAAGGGGATCAAAAGAGAAATAGTCGTCAATTTCGTTAGGGTCGTTTTCTTCTATACGTTTGTTTATCATGCTTTGCATGATTTGTGAAAGCTGTGCGGTTAAAACTGGGTTATCAGATTTATAAAGTGGGTTTTCTGCTCGGTAATAGGTTTCTAATGTCCAGTATTGGTAATAATATACCTCAACTAAATCCTCATCTTGTCCAGCATCGCCAATAGAGATTTTGTTGTAAGTACCGCCTTGTGGATTATAGACAAAATTACCTTGTAAGCCTTGATAAGTTTCAAAATCACCTGGATCAACTGAAGGCCATCTCATTTCAGCTTCATCACGGCTATATTTTTTGCGTCTAAATACCCACCTTGCATCTAATAAATTAGCCTCTCTTGCTTGCGGATCCCACCAAACATCACCAAAATCAATATTTTCTGCTTTTATGTCTCCGTCTGGATTTGTTTCATAAATGATATTTGTATCTATTGCGCCATAGCCACAAATAAGCATGTCTTTATCTTGTCTCGATTCTAGGTGGTCAAGATTTGCGTTAGAGCGTGCATAATCACTAATAGCGTTTAAGTATGATGAAAATTGCTCTTGTTCCTGATTGTTTGGGATTCTAGCTAAATAATTTGGCTTTCTTCTTAACTGAATCATAAAGCCCGATACGGCATCAATGTAGGGCTTTACTTTATTAAATACAACGGAATAACGTTGCCCTTTATCCGTCACTGTGGCGGTATATGCCATTCTATCACCAGCAAAAAAAGCATGGTCGTTAGCTGCTTCTGCATGTTGGTTGTTTAAATCCCCTTTTGAGATTTTTTCGTGTTTTTCCCATTGCTCTAAAAGTTTTTCATTTTTTAATAAGGGCATAGTCTACCATGTGCTAAAGTCACTTTCATCAAAGTCTTCTCTAAAAAGGTCAGCTTCTGTTTTACCGCCCTCAAGGTAAACAATACCAATTTTTGGAAATTTTGCGTTTAGATCCTTATCAAGTATTCTGGAAAAAGCGTCGATCATGTCGTCGTGCTTTCCTACTGGAAAAACTAATAATTCATCTTTTACAAAATTTTCTACTAAATTGTTTGTAGCTCCGTCAACACTATCATACATAATGCTCTTAGGCAAGTACACCCGATGATTTTCAAAGTAATGAATTAATTTTCTGATTCTATCTTCTTTTTTTACATTTCCTTTTACCTCTGTCATTGAAAAACGATAATTTTTTTCTGTCATTTGTTCTTCAATAGTAAATGCGTCTGTCATCATTCCATATTGTTCAACGGCAACAACTGGTGATTTACCCGACTTTGTAAACCATTTCATATGTAAATCAAAAAGGGCTTCTATTCGTTCAGTAGGATTAAGACGATCACGCAATAGATCAAGTATGTAATAATTATTGTCTTTTGCTAATCCTACAACCACCATTGCAGTGTAGTCTGGGTCTGAATTTTTTTGTGATTTTTTTGTGTTTGCAGGGTCATATAAAATATATACGTTCATGCCCTTTGCTGTAAATTTCCTAGATAAATTATTGTAATATTTAATATCATGGCGTTTAAACTCACCACCTCCCTGTGCGCTAGGTCTTTGCAAGTATTGGCCGACAAAGCCTTGCATGCCTAACTCTGTTAATTTTTGATCTAGTTCATCCTCGCCAAGTCGTTCTTCATGCAAATATGTGTCTTGCTCGCATATCCACTTTTTTTTATTAACTTCTATGATTGTTCTTTTTTCAAAATATGCAGGTAATATTAATTGTTCCCAATTCCCCTTTTCCATCAGGTGACCTGCAACATCATTTTCATGCACACGTTGCATCACAATTAATGCCCTTGAGGTTTTTGGGTCGTTTTCACGTGTTAAAAAAGTTTGATCCAGCCAGGCGTTTGTTGTCGCTCTTATTGTTTCGCTTATTGCCTCATCTGGCTTGTTTAAATCGTCACCTATGAGAAAATCACCGCCTTCACCAGTTACGGAACCACCTACTGACGTTGCTTTTCTGTGGCCTCTCTTGGTAGTTTGGAATTTGCGTTTTTCGTTTTGGTCGGATGCAATTATCGTTTCAGGAAAGCAATTTTTATACCATTCACTTTCAACTATCAAACGAGTGTCAACACTGTGTTTTATTGATAAATCGTAACCGTATGAGCCTGTTATAATTTGTGTCGAGGGATTTTGACCAAGTAGCCATGCTGGCCACGCAACGGAAACCGTGATAGACTTCAAACAACGTGGTGGCATATTAACTATTAAACGCCTTATTTCGCCTCGCTCCATAGCTTGCAGATATTCAATCAAGCATTCAATGTGCCAGTTGTGAGAATAGTCATGCGCTGGATCTACCGTATGAAAACACTGTTGCGTAAATGCAACTTGGTCACTTCTTAACAATGCTATTAGTTCTTCATTAGATAGCATAATTGTTGCTTTTTTAGGTTTAACGAAAGTTTTTCAAAATGATATTATATATAAAAATTTATTGAAAGGTGTATGTTATGAATCCTCATAAATTAGAACTTTTAAAACGCATTGTTAAAACTTTTTTATTTAGTATGTCATTAATTGTTGTTGCCGTTAGTTTAGGATCACCAGTTGGTGTTATTGTTTTATTTTTTTATGCTTATTTGATTTTATTTCGACCTGATGAAGTTCAATATTTATTCAATAAGGTAACAACTACACCTTGGAGTTTATTTTTATTGATAGATAAGATTAAAAAACTTGTTATGTTTTGGAAATAAAATCCTCAAAATGTTCGTATGTTTTTTCCCATATTGTCTCTATAGTTTTGTAGGTTTTTTCGTCTACCTCAATACGGCCTTTTATATATGATCTAAAAACTTCATCATAAAGGGAATCAATAGCCCATTTCATTTGATCCGCTATAAGCATGTTTCTTGCGGTTTCACCGTCATATGTTTCAAAAGTTACTTTGTTTTTAGTCATTTGTTTCCGCATTTGCTAATATTATGCCATTACATTTGGCGCATAAATTTTTGTAATATTGCGCCTTACTTTTTGTATCAATGTACGAATAAGAGCATCCGGACAAGTATAATATTAAGATGCAAATTATTGTGTTTTGGGATGACAACCGCATTTCCCCCTCTCTTCTGGGTAACATTCCATGTCACATTGGTGTAAAAAAAATACTGCTTCTGAGTTTTTTACTCCTTGATCCGATAAGAATTTCATTAATTCTATTGTTACCTTTCTATGGGTATAAAATGTAGCTCCTGTAGTTGCTTTATGTTTTTCTATTTGATTTTTGTAATATATCAAAAAATCTTCAACTTTAATTTTTGAAGTGATTGTATCACAAATTTTATGAATCCAATCTATTTCCATGTCGTTCACCGATATTTGAAAAAATATTATTCACAACGTTTCTTTGTTCATCTAAGGCTTTAAAAATTTCATGTTTACACACGTTGTTTTTGTATAGTTCACCTGCTATTTGCGCTTGTGTTGCTCCTAAAATGAAAAAAGCATCGTCTATAGGTATTGTTTTAAGAATATTTTTTTTTAAGTTTTCAATAATATTTAAAAAGTTACTAACTTCCTTATCTTCCATAATAACAAACCTATCGTTAAATTTTAATTTTTGGGGATGATCCTATTCTTATTTTCATATTCAATAACATCATTTAATTTATATCGTATAATTGCCCTAGTTGGGGAGTCTTTTGTATTTATTTTAAAATAGGGCACTCCTTTATTTTCATATCTATATGAGTTCAATGTTTGCTCTTTTAGCTTCCATCTTTCCGCTAGTTCTTTTGTTGTTAGCCATATGTCGCTTGTATCTGTCATGGTTCCCTCATTTTGTATTGGTAGCTATATAAATTTTATTGTTTTTTTCCAGCCAAAAGTGATGCACAAATAAACACTCTTTGTCAATTTTGTTACAATTTGGTGAAAAAACATACTCCATAATAATTATTGTAAAAATGCTTGATATTAAAAATAAAGTTAATATATTAATTGTGTATTCGATTGTTTTTATCATTTTTTTTTCCAAAGTGATTATTGAATATTTTTAGGTTTTCTTAAAGCCCTGCTGCCTCGCAGGGCTTTTTTTTATTGTTTTAATAAATCCCCTAAATTTTGCGGCTCTTCTTTTTTCTTTTTTTCTTCTTCTTTTTTCTCCTCTTTTGCTTCTTTTACATCATCGTCATTTAAGACAACATCTTCTAAATTTTGCGGTTTACTAGGTTTTTTTTCCTTAACAATTTCGCCTGTTTCATTATCGACAACAATTACATCATCAACCAAGCTTGCTTGTTTTCCTATGTCTGACTGGTCGCTAAGTGCTATAGCGTTTTGCAGGTCAGTGTTTAAAGGGAGCATTTTGCATAAGCGTTTAATGGCGGTTTTTTTCCACATTTCTTCTTCAAAAGTGTGCCAAGGACTATATTTACTATCAGCAGCTTGTGAGGATTTTTTTATCTTCATCACGTCTTGCTTTGTAAGTACAACACGCTGAACTGCATCGTCTTTAAACTTTGCAATAGCATAAACATACTGCATTGCGCCACGTTCTCCCAAAGTTGGGCGGTGTGTAATGCTTTCATTGTCTCCTAGTTCATAATCAAAATAGTCATTTTCATAAACAACATGACAACTAATATTTGCTAGTTCTCCTGATTGTCTAGCAAGTTTTACAATTCCCCTATAGCCAGGTTGGAATTGAACATTTTTTTTGTATGGAACAAGATAAGCCTCACCAAGAAAACCATCAGTGTAAAGTCCTAGTTGTGCTGCCGTCATGGATGCAGCGAACAAGCTCTTTCTATTACATTCAAGTAATTGTGCGTTTTGTTGAATAGCGGATATAACCACACGTTGGAACTTTTCAACTTTAATGTGTGGCGGTAATGCGGATTGTAGCTCTTTTGTATAAGCAGGTGATTGTATTGTTCGCCTTATTTCATCAATAGGTTGTAAAGCGTTTTTCATTTTTCCCTCATTGTAATGTTATTATTGTATTATTATGTATTATAATATATTATTATATATTAGTCAACTTTATTTTTAAAATAATTTTCTATATTAAAACCAGCAGGCCAACGGGTTTTATCGTTGTAAAGTACATTTGAAAGATTAGCGAAAAAAAGATTGGCGTACCAAAAATACGCCCCATCAAGATTTGCCCCATCAAGATTTGCCCCATCAAAATTTGAGAATGAAAAATCGGTTTTTTCAAGATTAGCTCCCCCAAGGCTTGCATTTTCAAAATTGGCTCCTGAAAAATAAGCCCCTGAAAGATTACTCATTTTAAGATTTGCGCCCTTAAAATTTGCTTTTTCAAAACAAGCCCCCGAAAGATCAAGCCCCGAAAGATCAGCCCCTGAAAGATTAGCCTTTTCAAAATTAGCCCACCTAAGTTTAGCCCACCTAAGTTTAGCCCTTTTAAGATTAGCCCTTTCAAGATTAGCCCCTTCAAGCCAAGCCCTTTCAAGATTTGCCTCACTAAGATTAGCCCCTGAAAGATCAGCCCTTTTTCCTTCTTTTCCTTTACTTTCAAGCCACAACTCATGGTCTTTTAAAATGTTTTGTAATTCTTCTTTATCCATTTTTAAGTACCTCTTCTATATTAAAACCAGTAGGCCAAACGGTTTTATCGTTGTGAAGTACATTAGAAAGATAAGCCCACCCAAGATCAGCCCCTGCAAGATTAGCCTTTTCAAGATTAGCCTTTTCAAGATCAGCCCTCCTAAGATCAGCCCTCCTAAGATCAGCCCCCACAAGATAAGCCCTCCTAAGATTAGCCCCTGAAAGATTAGCCTTTTTTCCTTCTTCTCCTTCGCTTTTAATCCATAACTCATGGTCTTTTAGAATGTTTTGTAATTTTTCTTTATCCATTTTTTACTCCTCTGTTGTTTTATTTTTAATTTTTCTAAAACTAAAAGAGCGATAACCACTTCTTGTGTATGATATTTCTTTAGGCTTTATATTGTTTAAAGTTAGCCTAAAATCGTCACAAATAATTTTTTGGTGGTCTTTTACAAGGTCTAAAATTTCAGCTTTACACCCTGCTTTGCTTTTTTGAACCACCTTTTCTTGGTTACTTAAATCATCATATCTTTTTAGTAACTCGATTAGTTGAAAGTTTTCTGACATATCAGCAATTTTATCTTCTTCTGAATGTGGATATAATGAACTGATATAATCTGCGTCATTTTCAAAATCTGGTGACGGTTCGACATTATTGTCGATACTTTGCCAGAACTCTGTCACTTTCTTAAAAATCGCTTCCCCAATTTTTTTATTACGCTGCCGTTTGTAAATAACAACACGATTACCACCCACAAGCGCAACAATGCACCCCCAGTTAAGGTTTGCCACCTCTAACTGGTGTTGCAATTGCATTTCTATGTATAGGGGTACTTTGCCTTCTTCGTTATCCTCGCCAGGTTCTTCCCATATGTCTTTAAATCTAAACAGGTCAACATTTTTGATTTCCATGATACCCTCGCCAAATTCGCTTTTGGTAATATAAAAATCAAAAGAACTCCCCATGCGGTCACAATCTTTGTGCTTTAAAAAGCAATTATCTAAATGCTTTACTTGCCAGCCGTTATCATCTGCAACGCCTTGACCAATAACCGCTTCAAGCCTTTTACCCCACTTCATGCGCTCCGATTCTATGCCAGTAACATAATTATTGTTGGCTTTTCTATGCCACAATTCATAGTAAGTTAGCCACGGCGATATATTAAAAAATGCGCTAACCTCGGTACTTGATACAGTAGATGCACGACATTGTAGCCATTCTTCATAGCTTGAAAGTTCAATAATATTTTCCATGATTAATTAGTCCCTTTGATAATGGTTGCTTGATTTCTTTTCAATAAGTCGTAGGCAGTCCAGTTATTAACTGGGTAAATTTCGCCTTTTTTGTAAATTAAGCAATCATGCCCATTAAGGGTAATTATACGGGTTATTTTCATTTTTATGTGATATGTCATTTTTTTTTGCCTCATAATAAAGTTTTTAGGTTGTTTATGATTAAACAATATTATTATATACTAGTCAACAAAAAAAATAAAAAAAGTTATTGACCTTAGAACGAGGTTTTTTTATTGGTTAATAAAACCTAATAAACAAGAGAGGCAAAAAATGTTTTTTAAAAAACGACCGATAGACTTATACCTAAAATTAGTTCAAAAAAGGCTAAAAATCCTTGAGAATCAAGGCTTTAAAGTTAAAAAGCCTATACCTTATATTGCTGAAAAAATAAACTTACACCCCTCAACAGTTAGCAACTGGACGTATAAAAAAGATAAAAATAGAACGGCATCTACGGGTGGTAAAATTCCGCATAAACACATCCCGAAATTAATTAAGCTTGCCAGAGAGTTAGGTATTAAAAACTTGAAAGCAAAAGACTTGTTGTAAAATTGATTTTTAACATGCGTTTAAATTGATTTTAAGGGGGCATACAGAGCAATAAATAGTTTTTATGACTCGACATACATAAAAAACTAAAATCGCTTGTAGCATATTTTAAAATCGATTTAAAAGCCATATCAAAAAAAGGCGATAAATATGCGAAAAAAAACTAACAGTTGGTACAGGCGTTATCACGGAACTTGCAACGATCCTAAATTTCGTTTGATAGCTAAGCGATCCAATGCCCATTTGTGCTATGTACTCGCTTACTGGGATTTTATCCTAGAACACGCAAGCGCTCAAGACGATAGGGGGTGTTTGGCAAGCTTTGACACTGAATTAGCCGAAATTTCCTTAGATTTATCCGAAAAAGAAGCAAAAACTATATTTCAAAACTTTTGCAAAATGAAGCTTATCTGTGACAAGCGTGTTGCTGCATGGGATAAACGGCAATTTGCATCCGATACAAGCGCAGAACGTGTTAGAAGGCACCGAGAAAACAAAAAAAATCAACAAAAAACGCCAGAAATCAGCGAAAACGATCAAAATGTAACGTTACATCGCAGTTACTGTGACGTGACCGTAACGCACCAGAGCAGAACAGAGAAGAACAGAGAAGAACAGAGTAAGGAAAAAGAAAAAAAAGATTTAGTGAAATTTAATAAATTAAATTCCCCTAAACTTTTTTTACCAAAAAGCGAAAAAAATAAAAAAAATAAAATTGATAACAAAAAAATTACAAATCAAACAAAAATATCAAACATTGATGATTTAAAATTAGAACATATTCAAGACTGGTTAAAAGAAGAAAGAACGAAGGGAAATTTTACAAAAATTAATGAAAAAGAAGTCTTTGATTATTTTGTTTTATATAGTAAAGGAAAAGAAAACGAAAACGAAAATAATGATTGTAATTCAAAATCTTCAATAGACTATGTAAACCGATTGCAAAAGAGTTTTTACTGGGATAAATGGCAACCTAAAAATAAGGATAAAGAACATGATAGAACGAGAGAATTATACAAAGCCTTTGAGCGAAAATATGGCGCACCACATCCAGAGTCCAACAATTAGATTTGAGACAATAAAAGAATTTTCTTTTACTAGTAATTTTTATCGCGCTAAAAAAATTTCAGATATTTCTATTATCGGAAAAAAATTGAGTTTAAGTGCTGCAAAAAATCTAGTCGATATTGGTTATTCAGAATTATCACGACCATTAAAAATTGACGATAGAAAATATACGCATCCACTTGCTTTAAAAATTGACACGCCGCTATCATCTAAAGAATATTTTAACATACTTGTGTCTGCCTCTTATGAATTAACAAGGGGTGAATATAAAGACGAAAACGCAATGGTTTTATATCGTGCTGGTATGTACGGACAACTTTGTGATTATCCCTTATCTATCATTGAAAGAGCATTTTTAAAACATATTAAAGAATCATCACAAAGAGCCACGCCACACGACATCATTAGACAAATTGAAGGTGATGAAGGCACATGGTGTACCAGACAACAAAAACAAATAAATTCTATTACAGGATTATTACCCACAGTAAATTTTAACTTATGTCACTTAAAAAAATTAATAGAAAAAGAAGGTGGCTAGTGTGGATTAAATGAGGAATTTCTAAATTGCCACCTTCCACGAAAAATTATAACTAAATAGGGGCAAGCGAGCAAGTATAGAAAGGAAAATCAAAAGCAAGGAACTTGCTCGCTTTGGTGTCGATTGTATTGATTAAAATATACTACATAAATACAATTTCTTTTTCAATATCTTCTATTAAAAATTGTATTTCTTCATAATCGATATTTTTTTCATCAGAACGCAATAACAAATTTTTTAAAACGTGATTTATTTTTTCCGTTGTTGAAACATCATCTTTATAAGAACCACAAGACAATAACGGTTTATAAAGATTGATACAATTTTCTATAATATTATTTTTTATGCTGTTTTCATTTTGTCTACGTTTTATGCGCTCTAAAATTGTAATAGCTTCATTGATTGACATTTTCATAGCGTTTTAACTCCCAATAGAGTTTTCTTATATTTTCGATCATTTTAGCACATGAATACTGTAACAAGAAGTCGTCTGCACTTTCACTAATTAAATCATGTAAATTATATTCTAATTGTTTTAAATTACTAAGCTCTTTATTTTCTAAAAAGTGTATAATTTTTTCAGTGATTTTAACGTAACAAATTTCTTTTTGACATTTTGGAAAATGTAGCAACTCTTTTTCTAAAAATTCATCAGTAAAATCCAGTAAATAATTTGTTAATAATTGTTTGCTATCCTTATCTAATTCTGAATTGATAATAATACATATTATTTTGTTATTAATATAATAATTTCCTTTATACATAAACACCCCTTTTTAATTGTTTATATATATCATTATATGTTATTATAGGGTAAAGTCAAGGTTTTTTTATAAATCAAATAAATTAGGCTGTATAAATTGCACATAATGCTTTGAACGTGCATACATCATTTTTTGAGATAAAAGTTTTCGCTTTTCTTCATCTTGGTATAATTCAGATAATATCTTTTCAATGCCGTTACTGTCTACGCCAGCAAGATCAAAAACAGTTTTGCCCTCACTCGATTTAGACCACATATAAGCGTCATAACTTTCTTGTGCATTCGTGCAAGCATCTCTGGCGACCTGTATAATAACATTTCGCCACAATCGCCTATAGTTTGTCAGTTCCTCCATTGAGTTCTTATCAATCATTGTAAAACCCAATTTTTTCTTTGTATATTAGCGGTTTGACAAACCAATAACAACCCATTATAATACATGAATCCTTTCCCAAAATAATGGCGTGATAATATGAAAAAAGATTATTCAGAACTAAGTTTTTTTGAATTGAAAACCGAATGTAAAAAGCAAGGTCTTTTTGCTAAAGGTACAAAAGTCGAATTACTCAAAAGATTAAACGGCGAAAACTCAACAAAAGAACAACAAAAAGAAGTTGTCGAAAAAATAGAACGCTCCGAAAAGAAAATAGAAGCACCCTCACCAACACCCGATGTTACTCCAATTGAAGCTTTGCAGCCATATCACAATACAAGAGTAAATAAGCTAGCGTCTTTTAAGCCTGATGTAAGGTTGAGTAATGTTCCCGATCCTGAATTTTATAAGGAGTGGGTTAATAGTGAACGGTTAGAAATTTTAGATAAAAAACTATCAATTATTGCTAGCGGTAAAGGTACATGGAAATTTTATCTCGATCCGCAACTTGTGCAATCTCAATACCCAAATAATGACAAAGTACAGCCGGGGTCAGCTGGTGCATATCAAGTAGAATTTAGAGGACGTTTACACGGCAATCAATCCACCACTTTAATTGATACCGACCAACAAATTTTAACCTATGCAGGCTATTATTTTAACAATCGCTATGAAACAGGAAAGAACAACCAAAAAACTGTTTTCTGATGAATTTATCGAAAAAACAACAAAACTTTGTTAAACGATATATTGAAACTGGCAATGCAAGCCAATCCTATAAAGATTCCTACGATGTGGACTTAAAACGGCCTTATAACTCTATTGCGAGAGACGCTTGCATCCTCTTGAAAAACCCTAAAGTCAGCCAAGTTATCAAGAAAGCTAAGAAAGAGCTAGAAGATACTTTCTTTGAAGACATCAGAATCACTAAAAAATACGTTACTGAGGGCATACTCAAAAACATTAAAGGAGCAGAGGCTAAATTTGACTATGCCGTGTCTCTAAAAGGCTATGCAATGTTAGCACAATTGTATGATTTAAATGACGACAAGAAAAACGATCGTATGATTATCAATGAGAAAGAAAACATTGCCTTACTGGAAAACCTAAAAAAAAGAATTGTCGATGTAACACCAGCTTCGTCAGAACCTTGTTAATTTGTTTTTTTTTGTCTTGACTAATCTATAATAACATATTATTATACATTTAGACCTAATAAAACCTAAAAACAAACGAGGCAAAAAAAATGACAAATTTAAACGATGATTCACAAATTTATGTAGCGTGTTTGAGTTCTTACAACCACGGTATTTTACACGGTAAATGGATAACGCCTGAATCAGACAAACAATTATTACAAGATCAAATAAATGATATTTTAAAAAGTTCTCCTATTGAGAATGCTGAGGAGTGGGCAATACATGATTATGATAATTTCCCCAATCTTGGTGAGTATCCGGGGATAGACGCAATTATAAAAGTTCAGGAAGCTATCGAAGAGCATGGGATATATTTAGTTAACGCCTTTTTTGAGGTAGGTACTTTTGATAGTTTAGATGAAATGCAAGACCGCTTTTATGGTGAATATGAAAGTTTCCAAATATTCGCCTATGAATTTGCACATGACACAATCCCCGAATTAGATCAAGATACCACATTAGCTCGATATTTTGACTATGATGCTTTTGAAAGAGATTTGTCATTTGATTTTGATGAAGCTTATGGAGAAAATGGATCAAGTTTAATATTCTGTAATCGTTAACCCAAAATGTTGAGGCGGTGGTTTTTTATCCCCCTGAATCTCGCGCCGCCTCAACACTTTCTAAAAAAGAAGAACATAAATAAAAAAATTCTTCAATGTCCTCTGACTTTTCCAACGAAAATATATTAATACCGACAAAATCTCCCTTGTCATCATTCCACACGGGGAAAACGCCTTTTACGTACTTGTAAGAATCATCTTTAATAATGCCGTGTGTCACTAAAATATCAGTTAAAGCCTTTTCACAATTTCCACTGTCTCTTGATTTATTGGGGCATTGCATATCATAAACAATAATACACCTATCAGTCATATTAGGTGGCTTTTGTTCAAGTATCATTTGTGACGCTTCACCAATCCACATCTCATAACTATCAGTTTTTTTACGCTTTTTACCAAAATTCATAAACAAAGCATTTGCAGAGGGAGGAATTGGAAGAAGAAAGCGAATCATGAAGTAAATTGTGTTATAGTGAGAATAAAACAATAATAATCTAAAAAACATTATGAGGTAATTAGTATGAAAGGATTTATTTCTGAGCTTGGTTTCAAGGCTGCATCATCTAGCGGAATCATTTATAAAAAATTACTAAGACTAGACCACCAACCATCGCCGCCAATACAAATAGAAAGCATTAGCATCGACAAAGAGTTGCACTGGCAAAACATAAGAGCGCATAATAACATGCAGATAAGAAGAAAGTTTAAAGCCTTAGAGGAGCCACAAGAAGACGATTATCAAATTTTCCAATTTAATGAAGCGCAACTGAACGGCAGAAACAACGTACAAGATTTTCAATTCACAGAGCGATACAAGCAAGAAACGCAAGAACACAAAACACAAGAAAGATAAAGCAATCAGCAGTAACCAAAATCGACCATTTTGCCGACGTTAGCAAAATGGTCACCATCGGGTCAGGAGCCGATTTTCCAGTGAGTTTTCACCAGTCAGTGAAATTTCACCGAACACTATAAAGGAATCCATCCTTATAACGTAGCCGATCCTCCAGTGAGTTTTCACCAGTCAGTGAAATTTCACCGAACACTATAAA